GCCTGCTCCCGCCGAGGCAGACTTACCATTTGCGAAGTGATTGAAAAATTAAAGTCAACTGTTCCTCGATAGAATTGTGCATGTATGGGAGGTAGAGAGATGAACCGGTTCTGTCGAGGTTCGAGACCGGTTACGGTAATCGTCTCGCCTAAATACTCGTCTTTAACCATCAGCGGCCACGTCCATGACGACTCGTTTGGTGCATACGGTCGTTTGCCATTTACTAGTTGCACTGAAGTACTTATATTTATGTCGTACCCACATAACCTGCTAGCCCACGCCCAATGCCATAGTTGGTATGGTGTAGCTTTCCAACCTAGCCTATTTCGCTCGAGCTTACTTGCGTCTATTGATCCTCTCAAGGTGAATGGTGTGACATCTTTGAATGGGTTTAGAGGTAATAACAATGTAGGTACACCCGCAAACGGCGTCCTCTCAACTGCGATATATTGTACATCATGCTTTTGTATCACTCCGTAGTTATCTATAGCCCTTTGATCTTGTGCGACAACCCTGACCCGTCTGCCTGCTACAGGCCTATCCAGTCTATTCGTATGTGTAAATGCTATCCCGGACATACCACTTAAAGGTACCGGGTGTCTCAGTGCCTCAGACGCCGCTGCTGGTAAATACATCTGAGGGCTAACGAACATAGATTCCGTGGCGAATAAGTCCGTCGGGTTCTCCTCCACGTTATAACGTAACGAACGTACAGCCAGGCCCGTCTGGTAAGCCTGGGCGTATATGTTCGCTAGTAGTAGGATCCGCTCTTGCTTCGCGTTGAGCATACGCCACTCTGCTAATGCTCTGTGGGAGACGAACGCTTTCTCTCCTTCGTTGAAGAATGGATACCTACCTCGCACGGCTTCGAATCGAGGCAATACGACTTGTAGCTCTTCTTCAAGCCACACATGTCCTTCTGCGGTGGCAGGTACCATCTGTGCCATCATGGAGACAACTACATTTAACGCGACAGAGAAACTACCATACAGCCCATTGTGTGCAACATATGACAGTAGTGTACGCCAAGCTTCACCCGATGTAAGCGTCTGTGGCATAGGTTCGACATTCGGTCCCTCCCCAATGAACTCAACGAGTCCCCCTACTTGCTGCGCCCGACGGTAAGCTACCCCGTCTACTAA